ATGACTTAGGAACTCAGGTGGCTGGGGGACCTGGATTCGAACCAGGACTAGAGGAGTCAGAGTCCACCCCGGTGCTTTGTAAACACTCAGCTTTTTCTCCGACTTGGGGAAAAAGCGACCATGAAAGCTCAAAGGGTTAGCGGCAGAAGCCCGACCAGAAAACCGCCTCGAACGAATACTGCAAATGAAAACGCCGTCGCGGGGGTGAAGGCCCGCAACGGCGCTAAGCAGATCGGCTCCGGCGAGGAAACCGACCGCAGAGATAGGGCGAACCGCCCGATTCTGGCAAGCGCCCTGACGGCGGTTCTGAACCGCGAGGGCTTGGTGATCTGCGTGCTCGCAGGCCGTACCGCGGCGCGGGCCTTCCTGAGGGGAGGTGCCTGATGCCGACCATCCTCTGTCAGCTCGAAGCCGTGCTCCGCTTCCTGTCGCACAATCCCGGCGACCCGAACATGCAGGCCTGCCGCGAGGGCCTGCGCCAAGCGATCGCCGCCTTGAAGCGCCACATCCGCGCGGAGGCGTCGTGATGACGGCTGGCGCCTCGCCCTCGCGGCCGCCCAAGCCGCAACTGCCGTCATTCACTGGGCTGCCCGACCTTCCGGCTCTTCGCGAGCTGCAAGGTCGGCCAAAATGGGTGGCCTGGGAGTACACCTGGAACGAGAAACGCGGCGTCTGGGACAAGCCGCCGCTGAACGCGAAGAACGGCGGTGCGGGGAGCACCTCCGATGCTCACACTTGGGCGCCTTACGACGCAGCGGCCGCGTTCGCGTCCCGTCGCGGCCAAGCGGGCGTCGGCTACGTTCTGTCTCCGGATGACGAGCAGAGCGGGATTGATCTCGACAAGTGCCGCGATCCCGAGACCGGTGAACTACAGGCTTGGGCTCAAGTAGCGGTCGATTTTGGCGAGACCTACACCGAGGTGTCGCCGTCCGGTCGCGGCCTCCGGTTCTTTGTCCGAGGCTTGGTCGAGGGCCGAAAGGTCGATGCGGCCCAGGTCGAGATCTATACCGGTGGCCGGTACCTGACCGTCACGGGCCGGCACGTTCCCGGGACGCCGACCGAGATCCGCGCGGCACCGCGCCTGATTGCCTACCTCCAAGAGCGTGCGGACCACATCAAAGCCGCCCAGGCACAGGCCTCCGAGAGAGCCCGTGATCTGGAGCGCAAGAAAGCCGAGAAGCGCGGGGCCGCAACCGGCGATCAATCTACGGCGGCGACAGAGAAGCGACGCCGTGAACAGGCCTCCGGCCAACGGAGCTTCTGGGACGAGGTGAAGGACCGAGCGCTCGCAGACCTGCGGGCCTGGGTCCCGAACCTACTGCCGACCGCGCAGCGCACCTCGGACGGTGGATACCGGGTCAGCTCCCACGACCTGGGGCGCGACCTTGAGGAAGACCTCTCCTTGCATCCTGAAGGCATCAAGGACTTCGGGATCCACGACCTGGGAGACCCGAACGACGGTGGCCGGACGGCGATCGACATCGTTCAGGAGTACCTGCCCGCCCGCACACCGGCCGAGGCGGCTTTCTGGCTCTGTGAGCAGCTGGGGATCCGGCCGGAAGACATCGGGTGGCGCGGAGGGCAGCAAGGCCCTCCGGACGAGCCAGGCGCCCAGGCGGCCGCTGCGTCATCCCTTCGGGCAGTTCCGTTCGCGTGGTGCGATCCCAGCGCGATCCCGATGCGCGAGTGGCTCTATGGGCGCCATTACATTCGGAAGTTCGTGAGCGTGACGGTAGCTCCAGGCGGCGTCGGCAAGTCGAGCCTCGCCATTGCAGAGGCGCTGGCGATGACCAGCGGCAAGGGCATTCTCGGGGATGTGCCGAGCGGCGCGCTTCGGGTCTGGTACGTGAACCTCGAAGATCCGATGGAGGAGCTGCAGCGCCGCATCATGGCGACAGCCATGCAATACGGGTTGACGCACGAGGACATCGCGGGGCGCCTGTTTGTCAACTCCGGGCGCGACACCGAGATGGTTCTGGCGGAGCAGACCCGGGCCGGCATCGTGATCGCGGCACCTGCGGTCGAGGCGATCAAGGCATCCATCCGCGAGAATCGGATCGACGTTGTGAGCGTCGATCCCTTCGTCTCCTCGCACCGGGTCACCGAGAACGACAACGGAGCCATCGACCGGGTCGCGAAGCTTTGGGCTAGCATCGCTGACGAAACCGGATGCGCGGTCGAACTTGCTCATCATGCCAGGAAGACCAACGGCGCCGAGGTCACGATGGAGGACGGTCGCGGCGCTGTCGCGCTGTTAGCCGCGGCACGATCGGGTCGGATCCTCAACGTGATGAGCCCGGAGGAGGCTAAGCAGGCGGGTGTCGAGCAGCGGCGGCTGCACTTCCGGGTCGACAACGGCAAGGCGAACCTCGCTCCACCTCCTGAGGGCACAACCTGGTTCAAGCTTACCTCGGTGTCCCTCGGCAACGGCTTCCTCGGCATGGAGGGCGACAGCGTTGGTGTGGTGACCCGCTGGAAGTGGCCGGACCCGCTCGACGAGGTGTCCGTGTCGGACCTGCGGGCGGCCCAGCAAGCGGTCAGCGTGGGACGCTGGCGGGAGAACATCCAGTCCGGGACATGGGTCGGAAAGGCTATCGCCTCGGCGATGGGGCTCAGCCTGGAGAACCCGGCGCACAAAGAGAAGGTCAAGCGCCTGCTCAAGATCTGGATATCGACCGGCATGTTCCGGGTCGTGACCGGCTTCGATGATCAGCGCCATGAGCGAGCATTCGTGGAGGTGGGCGAATGGGCCGCCGACTAAACGGTTGCGTCAGCCTCAGAGGTGACGCGTCGCAAGGTTACGCAGTGTCGTGCCTCACCTTCCAAGGTCGGGTGTCGCAAGGTTACGCAAGTGACGCGGGCCAGGGGTTGCGTCACCACCTGCCCCCTGCAGGGGGTGCAGGTGACGCGACGCACCCACCCCTGGCTGAGGGAGGCGACGCGCCGGCGGACTGTATCTTCAAAGATTCGATCCTGCGTTTTGAACAACGTGTTTCGATTATCGAAACATCCAGGAGTTCGTGGCTCGCACCCGTCAGGCGGCGAGCTGCTCTAACCCTACGGCAATACCCCACCGATCCGACTGCAGAGCCAGACGAACTTCCGCGCGATCTCGGTCGCGCGCTCTGTGCTCATGGCCCGCGCCCGATCTGGCCAAGCCATCCGTGGTGCCGAGGTGATCCCCCGCCCCACGCCGAGGATGTGCCGCTGAACCCGCGAGAGGAGATCGACGATGCCCGCCACCGCTAAGACCCAGAACTTTCCCGCAACCGTCCGCTTCCGGGCTGAGCCGGGCTTGTCGGCCGCCGTCGCTCAGGCGGCGCGCCTCAGTCGGACCAGCGCCGGCGAGTACCTGCGTCGCGCGGTTCGCGACCGCATCGTGGCCGATGGCATCTCGCTACCGCCAATCCCTGCGAGACCTGGCCGAGACCAGATCGAGGATGGGCGATGACCCATCAGCGTAGGTCGGGGGAGAGCCCTACAGGAGGACCCGCGGCCCTCCTGTCCATCCGGACCTGTTGCGGGTCCTTGGGACCACCCCCGGCGGATAGGGGTAACGCGCGACCGCAGTTCGTCCGCAGGTGCAAACTTTTGCAGCGCGTTTCGCTTCGCACCTCAAATCCAATTTGACAGGGCAGACACAGGGAGGACCGCTGGATGATAGCGAAATCCGCAACCACCGATTTCGCAAGCGATGCAGCCGACGCCGCGTTGATGGTGCCGGTCTCGACGCTCGCCAATGTCTTCGATCTGACCACACGGCGCGTCCAGCAGCTCGCCGCGGACGGCATCATTCCGAAGGCCGAGCGTGGCCGGTATCCGCTGATCGCGGCGGTGAGGGCCTACCTCGACCACATCCGCGCGGCGCCCGAGATCCCGGCCGGCAACATGGATCCGGCTCAGGAAAGGGCTCGGAAGGATCGCGCGCTGGCCATCAACACCGAGATCAAGAACGACATCGCCATCGGCAAGGTCGTCTCGATCGAGGTTGTCATCTCCCTGACGGTAGCGATGCTCGGCCGGGTCCGAAACAAGCTGCTCAGCCTTCCAACCCGGGTCGCTCCACGCGCGGCCATTCTGCGATCTCCCTCGGAAGTCCAGGCTCTACTCGCCGCTGAGGTGGACCTGGTGCTGATCGAACTGAGCACCGGGCCGGACCTAGCAGCAGAGGCCAAGGCCGTCAGCGCGACCGTAGATGCCATCGAGGAGGCCTGAGCGCCATGTCCGCCGAGCATCCCGTCACGCCAACCGTGCTGACCGTGCTGACCGAGATTGAGCAGCAGGAGGCCGCTATGCAGCAGCGCCTCGCGGAGTTGCGGAGGATTCGTGCCGACCTGCTGCCGCTACTCGGGGCGACCGATCTCGTGCCGTTGAAGGAAGCGGTGGCTCGCACTGGCATCCCGCGCGAGGCGATGCTGAAGCGAGCACAGCGTGGCGCAGCGGTGAAGCGCGACGGGCGATGGTATTTCACCCTCTCGTGGGTGGACGAACACAGCCGCAAAATGTCCACCCCTGAATGTCCAGATGTGTCCACTATTCGGCACCGTAGATCTGCGCGAGTCTAGCTCCAGAAGATCACAGATCCTCTCGCCGCCGTATGGGACCTTCCGCCCGGGGGCGGCGGCGCGAGGCGGCCTGCAGGTGAGTGATGCCACCTGCAGGCCAACCATTCGAGGCGCACGTGCGAGGCAACGCGGAACATTCGGGCGACCAACAGGCCGGCGAGGCCCTTGACGCCTTGCATCGCGAAATCGAGCGCGACCGCTGCCGCGCCATCCTGACGAGTCCGCACGCTGAGCTGCGTGAGCGTCTTGCCCGGCACCTCGCCTACGACACCGATCTGGCCACTGACGAGTGCGTCGGCCTGCTGCGCACAGCCCCGATCGACCCGCTGGCCGATGACGAGGAAGAGGACGAGGCCCTATGAGCCGCGAACGACTTGAAGCCGTAATGGCCATGCCGGAGGCGGCCGGCAGGCGCCCGCTGGCCGAGCATCTGGCGCGCAAGACCACCCTGTCGCTCGCGCAGGTTCGCGAGCACCTGGCGGTGGCCTATGCCGACCCGGTCGCGGTTGCGCAGGAGATCTTGGACGCGCACCGCATGCGGACGGACGGCAAGGCTCCGCCCTCCCACGTCGAGACGACCGCCGAGGATGTCGAGGCCGCCAAGACATCGGCCGAGATCGTCGCCCTGACCGCGCATCGTCGGCGGCCCCGCGCTGGCAAGCGGGAGGGCTGAACCATGGTGATGCTGACGCTCCACATCTCACCGACCGACGATCCCCTGGTGGCCCCATTCGGCGGCCCGCCCTGGAGACTGCCGATCACGCTCGCTGCCGGCCAGAAGCTCGCCCGTGGCTCCGTCCTCGGCGAGAGCACGGAGCCGACCGTCACGGCCGCTCCGAAGGATGGTGGCAACACCGGTACGGGCACGCTGAATAACGCCACCGCGCTGCGGTCCGCCGCCCCCGGCACCTATGCAATCCGGGCGAGCAAAAGCGGCACGAGCCTCGGCTTCGACGCAATCGGCCCGGACGGCACCGCGATCGGCTCGACTGTCGCCGGTCAGTCCGGCGCCTGGACGTTCTCCGGGCCTATCGCCTTCACCATCACCGCCGGCGACAAGACCTTCACCGCGGGCGACGGCTTCGACGTCACGGTGACGGCACCGGTCGATGCCTACCGCCTCAGCGAGGCGGCCTCACTGGACGGTTCGGCCCTGCCGACCCTGGTGCTGGCTCAAGATACCGACGCCACAAAGGGGCCGGTCGAGACCATCGCCTATCGGGACGGCGCGCTCCGGGTCGAGGCGCTGATCCTCGGCGAGGGCCAAACCGTCGAGAGCATCGAGGCGCCCCTGTGTGCCTCCGGGATCGTCCTAGTCCAACTCCCGAGGTAGACCATGTCCCCTGTCCTTCGCCGCCAGCGTGCCGCTACCGCACCCGCCGAGCCCGTCGAGCGCACCAGCGCCGTGATCCAAGCCGAGATCGACGCACTCCAGGCGGAGGAGGCCGAGGCCGACGCGCTTCTGGTCCGGCTCAAGAACGAGCGTCAGGCCGCCTTGCGCTCTGGCGACGATGCGGCGGTCGACCGCGTCGATGTCGCCATCGCCCGAGCCCAGCGGACAATCGAGCGCCAGGACGCGGTCAATCCCGGCGCGTTCGACGCGCTGAAACGCGAATTGCGCGACGCGCAGCACCGGGAGGACGCCGAGCGTCGGGCCGTCCAGCAGGCTGAAGCCGAAGCCGCGGTCCAGGCTATCGTGGATCGCATCCAGGCCGGCGAGTACGACGAGCACGCTGCGGCGATCACCAAACTCCTGCGGGATTGGAGCGCCGCGCAGGACCTGGCGGTAGCGGCTGGTGTCGAGACCCCGCACCGGCGCCTGCGGTACCGCATGGTCGAGCCGGAGCGATGGAAGGCCGCCGAGATGGAGACCTACCAAGTCTTCCTCGACGAGGGCGGCAACCCGACCCTGAACGAGTATCCCTGGAAGGATGATGGGACGCTCGATCGGACCCGGCCCCGCCAGTCGGTAACCCGGGTGCGGGAACGCGCCCCGGCGGAGAAGGTCCCCGCCGTCGAGTGGCAGATGGGTCACCTGCACAGCCTCGTGAACCTGCCGAAAATCACCTTCGACCGCCCGGAGCACTGGTCCGCCTCGGCGCTCCGCGAGCGGAAGGTCGGCGAAGCGTGATCTTGGTCGCGATCCACTCCATCGAGGTCACCACGCCCGAGGGCCGCGCGGCCGTAGCCGCCGACGCGGCGTCGGGCGGCGATGAGCGGGCCTATCCGTGGCACAACCCGTCCTGGAACCGGATCATCCCGCCGGGCGAGACCTTCGACACCGCGACATACGAGATCGCCGACGACGAGGCCGCGCGCCTCGTCGTCGAGGGGTGGGCCAAGCCGGCATGACCCGCGTCGCCGAGATCGCCGACTACCTGCTGAGCACCGGCATCGGCGACACCGAGGCGGCGTGGAAGGTCGAGGTGCTGGAGACGATCGGCGCACGCTGGCCGGACGTCGGCGAGGCCGAGCTGACCGCGGCCTTCCTGATGACGATGACCGAGACGGCGACCCAGGTGCTGGACGCGCTGATCGGGTCGGCAGATCCGGCGGCAACCGCAGCACCCGAACACTAGGAGCGGCCTATGTCCGATGAAGCCCTGCGGATGCAGGCTGAGGTGCAGGATCGCTTTACCGGCCCGCTGAAAGCGCTGCGGGCTCAGCTGCTCGATACCGCCAGGACCGGAGCCAACCACAGCGAGACGCTCGCCAAGGGCTTCAAGGCGGTCGAGGGATCGATGCACTCGACGGCGCGGGTAGCGTCGAGCGTTGTGAACCCGGCCTTCGCCGCGCTGGGCGTCACCGGGTTGTCGGCCGGGGCTGCCGTGGCCGGCATCTCCGCTGCGCTCAACAAGCTGACCGGGAACATGGCGAGCCTGGGTCAGCTCAGCCGCGAGACCGGCGTCGCTGCGAAGACCCTGCAGGAGTTTGGTTCGGTGGCCGGCCGGTTCGGCATCGAGCAGGACGCCGTCGCATCCGCCACCAAGAACTTCGCTGCCCAGATGCGGACGTTCTCGCGCGGGACCGGCGAGGCATTCCAGTGGATCATGCGGCAGGGAACGGATGCGGCCGGCCGAAAGACGTTCCAGGATTTCGCCACCGACCTCCAGCACACCTCCGACGAGGGGGAGAAGCTGAAGAAGGCCCTCAGCTTCATGGAGACGATCCGCAACCCCGTAGAGCGGGGCATCTTCGCCCAGCAGTTCTTCGGGAATCAGGATCTCGGACGCATCGCCGACGGTCACCTCGGGCCGGTCGTGGAGTTGTTCCGGAAGGCGCGCGAAAAGCTCGGCGAGTTCAAGATCGAGGACATCATCGATGCCGAGAAGTTCGATCGGTCGGTGAGCAGTCTCAAAGGATCCATGCAACGCCTCGGCACGACGATCGCCCGGGAGGTGCTGGGTCCGGCCACCGAGCTGACGACGTGGGCGGACAGCCTCGTCTCGGGACAGCGCGCCGACGTGACCAAGTCGCTCCGCGAAGGCCTCCAGGAGGTCAAGAAGCAGCTCAGCGAGATCAACTGGCACCAGTTCGGCGAGGACACCGTTGCGGGTCTCCAGGCCGGTACAGCCCTGGCCGGATCCCTCGCCAGCGCCCTGCACCAGATCGCCGAGACCATCCACAACCTGCGCAGCGGGAACTACGCGGAGGCGTTCGCCAGCGCCGATAACATCACCGGGCCTGTGCTACCGGGCAGGGAAGAGGGCGCCGATGGTCCGTTGCGCCGTCGGCTCGCCCCGCGGCTCGGTGACGATGAGATTGAGGCCCGCCAGCGGGTCGAAGATCTGAAGAAGCTACGCGACGCGGCCGTGGAGGCGCAGGGCCACTTCATCGGCCGGACGCAGCAGCGCATGGGCCTCCTCGGGACGCCGGAGAGCTACGGGAAGGATCTGACGGCCGCAGAGGCGAAGCTGAAGGCCCTGGAAGGCCGCACCCCGGAGCAGCGCAAGCAGGAGTTCGAGGCCAGCGAGAAGCTGCGGAAGGCGCTCGACGCCAACACCGAGGAGCTGAAGGCCAGCCGGAACGGTGCGACCGTTCAGAAGCAGTCCATGGATACGCAGGGCGGCCTGTTCGGCGGCGCCACGGTGCAGACCGCGGGCTTCGGTAGCGGCTTCCGGCGGTTCGGCGGGTTCGGCGGCTACGGTGGTGGCTACGGCGGCGGTGCGAACCTGCCTTCGGGCGGCGACGATCCTGTCATCCATGGCGGCCCGCAGGCTGAGCGTCGCGGCGGTTCCGGCCCAGGCTACTCTGGCGAGCGTGGGCCGTCCGGACTGCCGGGGCGCGGCTTCGGCGGCGGTCGGTTCAACGGGCTTGGTACCGCTCCACGCATATCGGGCATCCCGGCGGATAGCGACGCGGGGCGTGCGGCGCAGGCAGTCCGACCTCCGCCTGGCGGGTACAGGGGCATTTCGGCGCGTGACATGCGCGACGTAAACCCCGAGATGGCTGATTACATCCGCCAGTCCGCCATTGCGCACGGCATCGACCCGAACGTGGCGCTGCGCATCGCCAACAGCGAGGGCCTGAGGGGTTCCATCCCTGGCGTGCGAAACACGCCTGGCGACAAGGGGACGTCGTTTGGCCCCTTCCAGCTGCACTACGGCTCCAACATCCCCGGTCTCACCCTCAAGGGCCTCGGAGATCGCTACACGCGCGAGACGGGCCACCATGCAAGCGACCCGAAGTACTGGAGGGAGCAGATCGACTTTGCTCTTCGCACGGCTCGTCGGGAAGGCTGGGGAGCCTGGCACGGCCGCATTGGAGCCGGTATCGGCTTGCGAGATGGCATTGGCACCGTCCGTCCGATCCCGATTCCGGAGCAGCGCACCGCCACAGCCGAGCGCGCAGATGGCGGTAGCGGCCAGTTCCCAAACGGTGCCCCCCGCGTCCTAAAGCCAAACTCCATGCTCGACGCCCCTGGCGTCACCATGGATGAGGCCAGCCGGCAGCGTGATGCCCTTAAGGGCGGGTTCGTCCGTCGAGCGGAGATGCTGGCGGACCCGAATGACGAGCGCCGGCAAGGCGAGAGGCCGCTCTACAGCGATGACGAGGATCGCCGGGCGGCCAGGGATCTCGGTATCGCCTTGCGCGCCACTCGGGCCAAGCAGGATGCGCAGCGCGAGCAGATGAGGATGGACGGTGCCCGGGTTGGTGCCGCCGCTGCTCAGGCTGGCGTTGTCGGCTCAACGGTTAACGGCAGCGTGACCAATATCGTCGAGAAGCCTGGTCCTGACACCAAAATAAAGACCAAGGTCGACGGCAACCTTTTCCAAGAGGTGCGCACGCAGAACGGCGCGCAGATGCGGAGGTACCAAAAAACACCAAGAAATACCAAACCGCT